GAAATCATGTGGGTGGAGTATATCACTTCATTAACATATTACGTAAGTTCTTAGAGGAACATAATCACGATAAGGTGGTTGTGTTTTGGGATGGTGAGTCAAACTCTTCAATGAGAAAGACAATCTATCCTCAGTACAAGGCAAACCGACGCCAAGATATGAACGAATTCAAATACGAGTCATATCTACAACAGAAAGCAAGGGTTAAACAATACCTTGAAGAAATATTTGTGAGACAAATAGAGATGGTAAACAATGAGGCTGATGACCTCATTGCTTACTATTGTAAATTGTCAAAAGACGAGAAGATTATCATTTTTTCAAGTGATAAGGACCTTACCCAATTAATTTCGGAGAATGTAACCATATACTCCCCTATCCACAAACAATACTATAAGGATGGGGATATGATTACAATTAATAAAGTGGAAATCCCCCACTACAATGTTCTATTGTGTAAAATCTTTACAGGGGACAAGTCGGACAACATAGATGGTATTGAGGGACTTGGGGAAAAAACATTGGTCAAATTATTTCCTGAAATGTTGGAAAAATCCTGCACTACACACGAATTATTGGATAATGCTCGGATTATCCAACAAAAGAAAAAGTCCAAGGTGTTAGATAATATTTTGACAGGACGGACAAAAAGCGGTATATTTGGAGAAGTATTTTATTCACAAAATAAAAGAATTGTTGATTTATCTAACCCATTAATAACATATGAAGGAAAAGAATTAGTAGAACAAATCCAAACCGACACTATAGACCCTACAGATAGGGGATATAAAAACTTAATGAGGATGATGATGGAAGACGGACTCTTTAAGTATCTACCCAAAGACGACGAAGCTTGGGTGAATTTTTTAAAACCATTCATGAAACTAACAAGAAAAGAAAAAAGAAATATTAATAAAAATTAAAATTATGAAAGAACAAGACAGCACCAAGATGGAATTCTTAATGACGTTGAACGATAACATCGTTGTACAGAGATTTTTCAATGTTCGAGGTTACAATCCAAAGGCGAAAAATTCTGTAGACTTCTATAAGTACATCAAGGCGATTACTGAAGAACTTCAATACTATTTGAAGATGAAAACTGTTACCTATATGATAGATAACAAAGAGGCAATTTATGATGACCATTCTATTATGGAAACATCTTTCACTGACGGACCTGAAGACTTCAACATTTATATCAAAGTTGGAGAGCAGACAATTTGTCATAGAGCATTTGACGGAAAAAATTTTCCACCAAAAGTACGTTATACAGTTGATGTAAGACCTTTTTTAAAAGATGTCCTACGAGAATTGACTGACATTTTTTCATCTTCAAAATTAAGTTTCAGATATTTGGACTTTGACTTGAGTAAGTAAATATTTAATAAAACACAGGGGCAAACAATACTATATGAACAAGAATTTTGAATACTTAGGGAACACTTTTCAGCTACAATTATTAAACCAACTTATCATAGATAGAGAATTTTCATCATCAATAATGGATGTCATTGAAAGTTCATATTTTGACAACAAATATTTCAAAATCATCTTACAGATGACCAAAGAATATTATGTAAAGTATGAGTCCACTCCTAACTTTGATACTTTGGAGCAGATTGTAAAGTCTGAAATTTCTCAAGAACTTGTTGCTAAAATTGTACTTGACACTTTGAAACAAGTTAAGGATGCACCATTTGAAGGAAGTATATTTGTTCAAGAAAAAGCCTTGAAGTTTTGTAAACAACAAGAACTTCAGAAGGCTATGGACAGAGCCCAAAAAATTATTAATGAAGGAGACTTTGAGTCATACGATAAAGTTGAAGGACTTGTTCGTGAAGCATTGCAAGTTGGAGAAAGAGATACAGGTTTAACTGATATCTTCTCCAATCTTGATAGTGTATTAGATGAGGATTTTAGACACCCAATAGCGATGGGTATACCTGGTATAGACAAACTACTTAAAGGTGGACTGGCGAAGGGGGAAATCGGTGTAATCCTTGCTCCAACAGGTGTTGGTAAGACAACTATTTTAACTAAGATTGCAAACACTGCATTTAACTTAGGGTATAATGTTCTTCAGATATTTTTTGAGGATAACCCTAAGATTGTTCAAAGAAAACACTTCACCCTTTGGACAGGTATTGAACCTGATAACTTGGTTCTTCATAAAGAAGAAGTTATGAGTAAGATTGCTGAGATTCAGAATACGATGAAGAATGAGTTAATTTTAAAGAAGTTACCATCAGATTCAATGTCTATGTCTCAAATCAAGAATCAGATTAGAAAAATGATTGCCGATGGTACAAAGATTGATTTAGTTCTTTTAGACTATATTGATTGTGTGGTACCTGAGAGTACAAGTAAGGACGAGTGGAAAGCAGAAGGTTCGGTAATGAGAGGCTTTGAAGCAATGTGTCATGAATTGTCTTTAGTGGGTTGGACAGCAACTCAAGGTAATAGGTCTTCAATTTCATCAGAAGTTGTAACTACAGACCAAATGGGTGGGTCCATTAAGAAAGCCCAAGTAGGTCACGTAATCATATCGGTGGCTAAAACTTTACAACAAAAAGAAATGAATTTGGCGACAATAGCAATCACCAAGTCAAGAATCGGTAAAGATGGTGTTGTGTTTGAAAACTGTAAGTTCAATAATGAACTTTTGGAGATTGACACAGAGAGTTCAGTAACATTCTTAGGTTTTGAAGAACAACAAGAGGAAAGAAAAAGAGACAGAGTCAAGGAGTTGTTAGAAAAAAGAAAAGAAAGAGAAGAAAAAAAATCGTAACAAAAACAAAAAAAACAATATGGAAAAAATTTTAGTAGAAAATCCTAATAGGTTTGTAATATTTCCTATTCAGTATGATGACATTTGGGAGTTTTACAAAATGCATCAAGCGGCGTTTTGGACCGCGGAGGAAATAGATTTAACAGAAGATATCAGAGATTGGAATAATCTCTCAGAAAATGAACAATACTTTATTAAGAACATTTTATCGTTCTTTGCGGCATCAGACGGTATTGTAAATGAAAACTTGGCGGAGAACTTCTATAGAGAAGTTCAATATCCTGAAGCTAAGTTCTTCTATGGTATGCAATTAGCTATGGAAAATATCCACAGTCTAATGTACTCACTTTTGATTGATACATATATTTCAAATGAAGATGAGAAGAACAAATGTTTCACTGCTTTGGATAACTTACCTGCGGTGCAGAAGAAAGCTAAGTGGGCTTTGGATTGGATTGAAAATGCTTCATTCCAAGAAAGATTAGTAGCGTTTGCCGCTGTTGAGGGTATCTTCTTTTCAGGGTCATTCTGTTCAATTTTTTGGTTGAAATCAAGAGGTATCATGCAAGGTTTATGTAATGCAAACACTTTAATTTTTAAAGATGAGAACCTACATTGTGATTTTGCAATTCACTTGTTGAACAACCACGTTGAAAACAAACCAAGTGAAAAAAGAATTAGAGAAATTCTTTTATCCGCTTTAGAGATTGAAAAAGAATTCATTACGGAATCATTACCTGTATCACTTATTGGTATGAATTCAAACTTAATGAAACAATATCTCGAGTTTGTTGTTGATGGTCTATTAATTAAGTTCGGTTGTAAGAAAGAATTTAATGTTGAACAACCATTCAAATTTATGGAACAAATTGCAATTGAAACAAAAGGTAACTTCTTTGAGGGAAGAACAGTAGAATACCAAAAGGCTAAATTAAACGAGGCGATTTCATTTGTCGACGATTTTTAATATTATAAAACTATGATGTCATTAAAGATTAAAAAAAGAGGGGGAGAAGATGTTGTGTTTAATCCACAGAAAATTTATAACAGAATTAAAAAAGCTGCTAAGGGGTTAAGTGTAAATTCTGATGAGATTTTCATTAAAGTAATTACGTCAGTTCCAACTGAGGGATATATAACTACTAAAGAATTAGATAAATTGGTATATGAGATTGCAGCTTCCTATACAGGTAGTCACTATGACTATTCAAGATTATCTTCTTCAGTTGCAATATCTTCATATCACAAAGAAACAAACGAAAGTTTTTCTCAAACAATGAGATTACTTTATTCTGAAGGTGTTGTTAACGAAAAGTTAATTTCAATCATTGATGAATATGGTGATGAGAATATTGATAAAGTAATCAATCATGAAAATGATTATAACTTTGATTATTTTGCATGGCGTTCATTGACTGAAATGTATTTGTTGAAGTTACCTAATGGTAAAGTTGTTGAGAGACCACAACATATGTATATGAGAGTTGCTCTATGGGTTACTAATTCATATGAGGAGGCTGTTGATTACTATAAGTCATTATCAGACCAACTAATTTCAAAAGCAACCCCAATTATGATTAACTCTGGAACCAAAGTTCCTCAATTAGCTTCTTGTGTACTACACTATAATAATTCAGATTCTCGTGATGGGTTGTTAAAAACCTTGAACGATATTTCAACTTATTCTTCGGATGCTGCTGGTATTGGTTTATCAATGTCTAACATCAGAAGTAAAGAAAGTAGAATCAATACATCAGGTGGATTCGCGGGTGGTTTATTAAAATACTTAAAGATTGTTAATGAGTCGTTAAGATTCTTTAACCAACAAGGTAGAAGACCTGGTAGCGCGGCTATCTACATTGAACCTTGGCACAAAGATATCTTTGATTTACTTGACATCAAGAAAAACACAGGTAAAGATGAATTAAGAGCTCGTGACTTGTTTACCGCTTTATGGATTCCTGATAACTTCATGAGAGCTGTAAAAGAAAATTCTGATTGGTATTTGTTCTGCCCAAATGATATTTTTAAAGCTGGTCTTAAACCATTACAAGAATGTTATGGTGACGAGTATGAAGAAAACTATAACAAGGCAGTACAAATGGGTCTCGGTAAGAAAGTTAAAGCTCAGGAAATTTGGACTAAAGTAATTGAATCTCAAGTTGAAACAGGAGTACCTTATTTATGTTCTAAAGATAATGCGAATAAGAAGACTAACCACCAAAACATTGGAGTTATCAAACAATCAAATCTTTGTAATGAGATTTACCAATTTACTGACGAAGAAACAACAGCTATCTGTACATTGTCTTCAATCGTGTTAAAGAACTTTATTAAAGATGGTAAGTTTGATTATACATTATTGATTAATGAAACTAAAAAAGTTGTTAGAGCGTTGAACAATGTTGTTGACATCAATAGTTACTCAACTGAAAAAGGTTTAAAAGGTGGATTAGAACAAAGAGCAATTGCGATTGGTGTTCAGGGTCTTGCTGACGTATTCTTTTTGATGGACTATGTTTTCACATCTGAAGAGGCAAGAGCTTTGAATAAGAATATTTTTGAAGCAATCTATTACGCGGCTATCTTTGAAAGTAATGATTTATGTAAGAGAGGTGTTAAACAACCATACAAATTCTTTGAAGGGTCACCAATGTCACAAGGTATTTTCCAATTTGACATGTGGGGGTTAAATGAATCTGATTTATTTTTAGATTGGGTATCATTGAAAGAAGATGTTAAAAAGTATGGCGTATGTAACTCTTTATTTACAGCTCAGATGCCAGTTGCTTCATCCGCTAAGATTACAGGTTCATTTGAAATGACTGAACCAGCTCACTCGGCTTTATTTAATAGACGTGTAGTTGGCGGTGAAATCTTAATTGTTAACAAGTATTTGATTAATGATTTTGAAAAACTTGGAATTTGGAGTGAAGATTTGAAAAATGAAATCATTATGAATGAAGGGTCAATTCAAAATGTTAACTTTAATAATTACCTTGATACTGAAGACAAAAACTACGGCAAAAAAGTTAAGAGAATAGAACATTTGATTAATAAGTACAAAACCATTTGGGAGATTTCTCAAAGAGAACTTATTGATATGGCGGCTGAAAGAGCACCGTTTGTTGACCAATCACAATCAATGAACATATATATGTCAAATCCAACCTTGTCAAAAATAACATCATCACATTTCCACTCGTGGGAAAAAGGATTAAAGACTTTATGTTACTATGTTAGAACAAAGGCAATTTCAACAGGAGCTAAACACTTAGCATTAGACTTGTCTAAGATTGAAAAACAAGGTTCAAAGGTTGAAACACCAAAAGTAGATTACCTTGAAACGGGTTTAGCCCAAAAACCTGAAGATAGTCCATTCGAGTGTTTTGGATGTTCGGCTTAAAATAATTAATAATCCCGACTAACAATCGGGATTATTTGTTTTTATGTATTTATAAGAAAAAGTAGGATAGTATATTTATATATATGGCAAACGGTGTTACATATGGAATTAATTTCCCGTTCAGAGATTCTGTACGAGGAGACTACTTGGA